ATGTAATACAAGCCGGTTCCCGCGTCTTCGCTGAATACGTTATTGATGATATTGCCGAACGAATCCTCAACGGTATAACTGGCTGCCGCCGCAGTCCATACCGATGTTCTTATGCCTGCGGCTGCGGTAGCGGTTACAATCGTATTGAAATCGGCCGAATTAGCATCCATATCGGCCTGGACCTTATCACCGATGGCGCTTAGATGAGTCTCGGATAGAATCGCCGCACGCGCCGCCGTCCAGTTCACCAGCAAGCTATTCGCATCCATATCGGCCTGGACCTTATCGCCTATCTGTGAAATCCCGGCCAGGTCCGCAACAATCGGCTGCATTGCCGCCGTATCCGTCAGAATAGCCGCTGTGTTCGCCGTCGGCGCGTCAAGTTGGACCTCGTAATAGGCTGTGCGGTTACTTGTGCCCGCGTCTGCGATGATATAAGTCAGCAGTACGCCGACACCATCCGAGAGATTGGCGTCGGGAATGTCAACCCGATACAGACCGTTGCCTACATGGATTGCTTTGTAGTCGTCCCAAGCCGTGTCGGCCGTAGCCAAGGCGGTAATATCGACCTTGGTCGATTGCGCCCCGGCCCCGTCTATCTGGCAATAGAAATCCAGGTCGGTAATCGTAACGCCGGTATTGGGATCGCCGTCGTCATCGGTAATGACAACGGTAATACTTTGGCTCGTAGCGCCGTTAGCTATCAACTTGACGCCGTAAGCGGCCGAGGTCAACGCTAAAACGATTAGAATTGTTAGGAGCTTTCTCATTGTTTGCCTCCAGATTTGTTGATGATTTTAACGGTCGTCACCGCCGCCGCCGATTGCTCGCCGCCAATATCGCCGTTAGTCGCCCCGACCGTTGGCGGATTCGTTGCACCATCGAAATCGGCCCAAAACTCCCTTGTCCATTGCGCGTTAAAAGCCGCCCCGATGGCCGATGAGCCGGACGCTAAACTATAATCGTCGGACGCTTCGGCTGTAAAAGTCGGCGCACCCGTTACATTACCATCATCCCCTACACCATCCCCGTTTGTAGGGACCGGCAATATATTATTAGTGAAATTTGTATTACTGTTATTCACACAAAACATTGCTAAGGCTGTGCCGGATGCCGCGCCATCAAGGGCGTTAGCGTTGTCGTACACGATGCAATTGACAAAAATTGGTGTATTTGCCCATGTGCCTAATTGATAAAAAGAGTTGCCGGTATTTTCACCGTCGAAAGTGCAGTTCACAAAAACAGGCTGTGCGGCTGATGAATTAAAAAGAACATGCTTAAAATCCGATGTCTTGCCATTATCATAAAAATCGCAAAATGCAAAGAAAGTGCTGATAGTGCAATGAATACCTTCTTTCCCATTACCTTCAAAAACACATCCAATAAACGTCTGTTGACTATTTGTGCAGTCTACTCCCTCAACCGTGCCATCGTGGAAACGACATGCAATAAATGTATTCTGAGATTCCGGCTGATACATCGTGGCCCAGGGAGACGGACCAAAGCTACATCGTTTCCAGACAGTCTTTGCCATATTTTGTGCATTAAAGCCGATACGATTAGCTCCAATGAATGTAAAGTTCTCGATGATATGATAATCGCCTGCACCTGCCTCGCCCGCCTCGTCCAGGGCGCTGTCCGCGTCAATCGTGACCACTCCACCGTCGCCCGCTGTTGTCTTGTAGCCAATCCAATGAATTGGCAGAGCCGCCGTACCATCTGTGGCGAAATACATAACCGAGCCCTTCCCACCCCCTGTAGCATACTCGGTTTGATATGCGCCAGTGGCTTTAACATAGACCGTCTCGCCAGCCGCCACCGTATCAATAGCCTCGGTCAATGTCCAAGGGTCGCCGCTCGAACCTACCCCTCCGCCACCGGCGTTATGCGTCACATACCAAGGGCTCGCACCGCGAGCTATAGCAGTAAACAGCAAGATTACTAATAGTATTCGTTTCATTAGAAGCTCCTTACCACGATCTCTGGCATTCTCGGTTTGAATCCTGTTTGATTCGCTTTTTTATTATTCGTAATCGGTGGTATTCGTATGTTCCCGCTATATTGACGTCGCCGAAGACCTCGGCGGCTCTGGTGGTATCGGCCCGCTCGGCAAGTATCCTAATCGCCGCGCCACAGGCTATCAGAGGCCCCCAAGTCTCATCTACGGCCGTAGCCGAGCCCGATAGGGTTGCGGGGGCTGATAGTGAGGATTTGGCCCTTACAAGGTATTTGTCCATCGGTTTCGGCCTGATGAACAACTTACCGTCCGTTACGCACGCCGCGGCCGGGATATTCCTCAAGCCGGGGTCGCCGTCGGTGTAAGTGGCCGTTACGGTTCCCCCTGTAGCCAAATCTGTAGTGCCGGGTATGAACGTGCCGCCTGTATTGATGGCGGTTACAAAGCCCATTATCGCCTGATCGGCCCCAACGGACGGAATACCATTGACAGCCAGGCCCGGCGTGGCGTAGCCCGTGGCGTTAGCATCGGCCTCGGTTATCGTAACCGCACCATCTGCATCCACAGACAGCATCCAGGCCCCGTACTTGCTCTGGGGTACGGTGTCGCCCGACAAAGCCGTCTCTGCGCTTGCCTTATCGTAAGTCCACTCGGCTATCCTGAAGCTGAAGGCCGCACACTTGACTTTCGTGCTATCGCCGGAGCCTATCGCCAAAGTGGGCTGCGTAATGAACTGCTCGCCGTCGTTGACCGGATAGTCCGCGAAGAACCGCTCGCGGTCGTTGTATAGCTCCAAATCGTACTGGTTGGCGGTCCACGGGCTATTCAAATCCAGGACCGTATCGGCCAGGCTGTACTCGCCGCTGTCGGACACCACGATTTCCTTGGTGTAGTCGGCCAAGGCCGCATCGGCCCGAATATCTACGGGAAAATCTTCCTGATAATATCTGTTGATCTCAAGATCGACGTTATTGTTGGTTATGTCGTCCGTCGAGCCCCGACCGGACAATAGCCGGACTTTGGCCCTTATATCAGATAGCGCCCAACTCATAAGAGTACCTCAAGAGTTGGGCGGCCCCGCGCCCGGGGCCGCCCAACTGTCATCATCTTTAGGTTCCAGTGTTCTCAATTCCTGTTTCATAGGTGATGCGGCAGCCGTAGATGTACACGTCTTCGGCGTGGTCGGCCCCTTCCTGTGTTATTTCAACATAGAGAAGATCGTCGGCCGAAATATCCCCATCGTTCCCGATACCCGTCGATGCCGTTACCAGCGTACTCCACGCCCTCGATGCACTGTCCGCAATTAGGATGGTGTCTGTATAGAATGCCGTGGTATCGGCATATTGGAAGAAACGCACTTCAAGATTAACTTCCTCGCCGGCTTGTTCGTGCATATCGAACTCGATCTGGAAGTCCTGAGCGTTACCCGCGTCGATAAAGTCCGAAGGTATTTGGATAGCGAAGCGAACGTAATCCGTCCCGTCGCTCAAGTCTATATACCCTTCAGTGCTGAACAAGTCGTCAACACCGGCCAACCCTACACACAACATTCCTGTGCCGGGCGAGGTCGCTCGGATCTCCGTCGCGCTTATATAACAGAGATTGATGTACTCGATCTTCCGCGACTTGCCGTTGGTCAACCACTTCATGTAGGCGTCTGTACCGGAGTCGAGAGTCTCGATATCGGATAGAACGTCGATGTCGTTGAAGTCCAATTCGACTACCCCGAGCGCCCCTGCAGCCAACTCTATCTTGTTACTGCCGAAGATAAAGCCGATTTGGTCGGAGTTCTCGATAAACTCAATGGCGTTATTGTAGGCGAAATTTATTTGCTGACCATCGTCGGCCGTAATCGACTCTACACCGATCAGTCTATCGACAGTCCCGAAATCCCAGCTTACGGCCGACGTGCTGCTCTCGAAAAGGATTACATCCGCACCGGTCAAATTGATAGTTAAATCTTCGGTATCGGCGAATGTGATTTTCTCGTTGGTCGATGTCGTAACGGTAATGCCATTATCTAAGGTCATTGTTCCGCTATCGAATTGAGTATTGCCGTCCGCTTCAAGCGTGCCCTCGATATACGCATCGTCATCGCCTGGGGTTATAGTCGGTGAACTTCCGGTCCCGATTCGGAGATAACCGGTGTCGGCCTGAAAAGCAACGTCGGCGGCAGAGACATGATAGGCGACTACCAGTGCGTTCCCTGTTACATCGACTGCATTGACATCAATTCCAATCAATTCCTCGCCGCCGGCTGCGGCTGAATCATCGTCATCCAGCGCAATGCGTATGCCATAGACCTTATCGTTTAGACCGGCGTTGCCCATTTGGACATCCAGGTCAAAGAGTCTGCCGTTATGCGTGGCCGACTGAAAGCTGAGGTCGAATACGCCGGACGTCCCTGTATTCGCAGTGGACTTGGCATCGACTACCATCGACTGAAAAGCTGCGCCTACCGTGTTGACAATACCATCCGTGATAGTATTCGGAATGACCAAACCGCGGGCAACAGCCGCCGAACCATCGTTCGTCAAACTGATGGCATCGAACGTTTCCTGCCCCCCGGAAGTATCGTCGTCAAGGTCAATCTTCAAGCCGTAAGCCTGGTTAGCGCCTTCCTCTTGCTGTACGACAAGTGAAACACCGATACCGTTGTTCGTGGCCGTCTGATACTCGATGTCCAGTAAGCCTGTAGTGGTGGTATTGGCTACCGTATCGCCGTCGATTAGGACGGTCCCGGTCGCTTCCATGCTCCATGTAGTCACGCCGCCGCTGTTTATGGCGAAAACGTCGTCGCCGCTGTTGTTCTCCAAGACCAGGAAGTGATCTTGGGCGTCATTAGCGGTTTCGTTCTCCAATCGCAGCAGGTAGGTGTTATTAGTGGCCCCGGCCCCGGACGAATGGATATGAACGACGGCGGAGTCGGCCGTGTAATCTGTTACCGAAGTGGTAATCTCGACCGTCTCGTCGTTGTTGTCCATATCTATATCGAGTTCCTCGTTAAGGTCGAGCCACTCATTCATAACCGTTACGGCGTCATGGGTCGTTTGGGAGTCGAATTCGACTTGGCCCTCGAAATAGGCATCCTCACCGTCCATCGGCGCAGTTCCGGGCGAGCCGTCGCCTACTCTCAAGTTACCGACCATGACTCTCAGCCCGTCGGCAGCCTGCGTAGTAAGGCTCAAATACCCGGACAGGGCCTTGTTGAATGTGGCAGTCTCGTCGCTTCCGTCCCTAAATATCAGCGAAGGCGGAGCACCCGAGCCGTCGTCCAGGGACAGGTCGGCGACAATGTAGCCGGTGACGGTAACAGTGTCCGTCGTGGCATCGCCGAAAATAACATTGCCGGTCGCTGTAATATCGGTCCCGGTAATAGCCGTTCCGGTGATAGTGGCGGCGACTATGAAATCGCCGTCCTCGTCGAGCGTCAATAGGGGTGTATTACTGGCCTGCGTACCCTTGGCAACGCCGAATACCTGTTGATCGGCGTCCATACCGGAGCCCAGGGCATTACCGCTATCAACCACGATTTCAAACATCGGGTCGGTATCTGCAATCGCCGTAGTGGCCGTGGTAAGCCATACCATTTGGTCGTCAACCGATTCGCCATAATGGGCCTCCCAGTTGCCGTCTGTGCCCCAGACCATATTAACATCGTCGGCAACCTCGATATTGGTATCGTCCCAGATAAAGCCGGTGATACCGCCGAGGGTCGATCCGCCGTTGTTGTACTGAATCTGCGTATCGCTACCCCCGGCTGAAGCGCTGCCGGCTGCGGCCCAACTTAAAACGCCGGAGCCGTTGGTCGTCAACTGATACCCGGCCGAACTGTCCGCAGTAGGCAGGGTGTAAGTGACCGCATTGCTTATGAACTGGTCCAAATCGACGGGAATTGTGCCGAAACTGAAACTGGTCAAATCCCCGCTGCTCATAGTCACCGTATTGCTGCCGAACGTCAGAATCAACTCATCGTCGTTCTCGTTGAACTCCAAGGCGTTGTTGGTGTCGTTGTCGATTGTCAGGCCGTTTTCGAGCGTGATAATCCCCTGAAATCGCATAGGGCCGGGGAACTGAGGGTCGCGCATGAAGCGGTCCCACGCATCGGTTCCGCCAATATCCCATCGCCAGGGTCTTGCCGCATTGGCAACGGACCCGAACAACAGCACGAACAGGATTACCAACTTGACTACGGTTTTCAACTTCTTTGACGTTTTGCCGGTTTTCTTCTCAGTTTTCATTTTCTTCGTCTTTTTCTTAGGTTTTCTCATTTCTTCGATTGCTTCGTTCTGCTCGCGGACTATGCGATAGAGGTCGTGGATGATTTTATTAACTTCCCCGAAATCGTTGCAGTGTCCGAGAGGCACGTCGTCTTTTCTAATTATTATCGTCATCTTCAGACTCCTTTAGATATAAGCCAAATTCAGCGTCCTTTGGGGCCGGACCCAAGTCGATGAATTGGAAGCGCGGCGTGCGCCCCACAATCTCGCTGACTACTTCACCCCCTTGTTGCTTGACATCCGCAAAGACGGGGATGCCGCGATCCGGCGAGGCAAGGGAAATCTGCGCATATCTTTTCTCTTTCGAGAATAGACAGGCGGGCATGATGTTGATGCACTGCTGTTTCTTCGCGTCCTTATCGAAAATGTGAAAGAATATCCCGCCCTTGCTGAACTTAACATCCGCACCGGGGTCCTCAGTGTTGAGGAAAGTTACCCGTCTTACCGGGCTCCGCTCATACTCTATCTCTGTGACCACGCCTCTGACCTTCTTCTTCCACACCCCGCCATAGATACATATTTCCTCTAAGCTGGGGTTACGACTGGCATGGTCTCTGAGCCCTAATCGCTCGCGTTCGTCGGCGTCGATTTGGGTCATAGCCTCTTTCTCGGCGAGAAGATTCTGCTTGGTCTGTTCGACCTTGATGGCATAAGCGAGTTTCTTAACGCCGAGAGTGGGCGGTAAGTTGAGCCCGAGTTTCTTGGCAAATTCTTGAAGCTCCGGTTTTGAACGCTCTGTCAATGGCACATATTCTTTTGTTGCTAATTCTGATCCCATAGCACTATTCCTTTCAGGTTCTACGCATTTTGGACGCCGCCTACCCAACCCTCAACGTCGCCAAAGTCAATCGAATCATCGGCTTGGATGGCGAGAAAATAGAATTCCTCGCTGTTAGTGTTGATATTGTCGGCAAACAAGAATCCCTTGTACCCGGAGCGGCTGTGGGCCTGATCTACGACGAGTTCCCAAGTAACTGAACCGTCCACAACCTGATCGCCGACTTGGACGGGCCACGTAGGCTCGGCTGAGCCGGTGTTGCCGCTTGTTACCACGCACTCGAACAGCGCTTCGCGGTCCACCTGTGCGCCTGTTGCATCCACACCGGAAGTTGTGCCTCGCACAAGTGTGCCGTCGGCGGTAGCCGTTCGGGCGGCAATGGTTAGGGTAGTGCCGCTGATAGCCGTCAGTGTGGAACTGGTAGCGGCCCAGTTTCCTATTTCCGGTCGGCGGGCCGAGGTATCATAGGCCTTAATACCTGCGTCGTCGGCGAGTTGATCGACTGTGCCGCCGGTCCCTGGAATCGTCATACCTTCCTGGTAACCGCTGGCCTCATCGTCCTCTTGCCGTTCCCACCAAATGTAGATGATGGGATTCGTCGCCAACATATTGATTACCAAAAGGAAATCCGGCACGAATCCAACGGGGATGTAAACGTCGCCACCGTCGCCGAGCCAGTGTCCTACTATTGATCGTGTTGCCATTTTCTTTCTCCTTATATAATCAGTTTACTGTCCGCCACTTAGCTGATAGCCGTGCACGTAAGCGTTAAAATGTTGCTGTCATCGAGAATCCTACTGACGTAGTTGGCGAGCCAGTAGTACACGCCGTAGCGGTTCATATCGCTGCCCGCGTTTTCGGGTGAAGTGTAGCCGACCAACTTGTCGCCGCCGGGGATTCTCACGTTGCCATACGCATCCTTGCCTATGATCGGCAGGTAGTATGTGCCGCTCGAAACGTAGCCGCGTGAGGTCATAACCCAGCGAATGAAATCGGTTGCGCCGATCTCGTTTTCGAGCATATCGCCTTGGCTTGCGTAGTTCTTCACTTCGCGGAAGCCTGCAACCGCCTTCAACGTCCGCCAGAGGGCCGAATCGATAATGCCGACGTAAGACGGCATCAAAGGCGAGGTCCCTACTTTTGTCGAAGCGCCCATCATGGACGTAATCGGCATGGCGTCCTGATTCATAAGGGTTTGGACGGCAATGTCGCAGTCGATTGCGTTGAGGTCCGTAGCTGTGGCCGACCCGTTGGAGCAGGCCAGGGATGTCGCACCGGTCGCCAAGGTCTCTCTATCGAGTGTGTCAATGGTGAGGGTGTGTGTATCGGCGAGCCATTTGGTTAGCTCAGCGCCTTCCTGGCTTATGGTGGTCAAATCCAACCACCTACTGACCGGCGTTTGCGCCCCGTACTCAAGCACCTCTGCGGTCAAGTCCGTCTTGCCGGGTATGATCGGGTTGGGGTCAACCGTCTCAGACAGCGGTGTGGTCTGGGCCAGCGGTTTCGAGAATCTCCGCCACTTGGCCTTAACGCCTTTGTGTGCGCCTATCGTTGTTTTCTTCGCCCACCTACTGTGCGGCGTTGCGCCGACCTTGTAGGCGAGGAACTGGTTTTGGAATTCTATGTTGACCGGATGTTCGTGGCCATCTGTAGTCATCATGCTTCTTGGCATTTTTTGTCTCCTTAAGTGTCATACGCTCCTTCCCGCATCTGCTCCGCTCTGTGGAGTACCCGCTTAACGTCCTCTGGATTGTTAGCATCGAGCCTCTTGGTGTCGCGACCTGTGCCGCCGCCGGCCGAGGATGCGGTTTGTGGATTTGTTAGTAACTCCGCTTTTGCTTGCGCCTCTCTTTCTTCTTCTGTGGTTTCCAACTCAGCTAATTTCTGCTTGCGCTGGTAACTCTTAGCCGCCTTGTAGGCTATCTGCCGCGCCGTTCTGGGATCATTCATAAGCCGACTGATTGAGGGGTCGTCTTTGAGGACCTCGGTAAAGAACGCCGACGGTTTCCAATTCCCCATAGCATCGGGCAAACCTACCAACTCGTCGTAATCGCCTTTGCCGGCGACGAACGTATCGGCAGCGCTTACCGCCTGCTGTGCGCGAGTCTGAATGTCTATCTCCGCCTTATACTGCCTGATTTGTTGGACGGTAGGATAGTCGCCGTCTTCAAGCCCTGCGGCGGCAAAATGGTCCCTTGCCTGTTGTGGCATCTGCTTGACTGTTTGATTGGCCAGTAGGGTCATTTGCTGCTGTAAGGTCTGCACTTGAGTCTGTAAACTTGCGGCATCTTGCTCGGCGACGTTCTTGGCGTCGTTGATCTCCTTAAAGCGACTATATGGTACTTGTTGTTCGGCCGCAGGGTCCGGCTCCACTACACCTGGGTCAGAGGCGGGTTGACCGTCTTTCACGCCCTCGCCAGTCGTGACCTGGCTTACAACTGTTTCTTCTTCTGGCATCTTACTTGCTCCTATAAACGAAAAAAGGCCCCTGCATACCATCTACGTCGATGATAAACAGGGGCCTATTCCAGCGTGTCCTGTGGCTATATTAAGTTTTTAGTCTTGCACCCTCTCGTTGCTCTTAACAACTTCTTTGTCTATACGCTTCGGCTTGCCGTCCCTGAAGTGTATCTCAAGAACCAGCGAGCCGGTCAGTCTCTTCGGTAACTTCGCCAAGATTCCTTCAATCTGTTTTAGCAGTTGCGCCATCGGGGTCACACAGAAAATAGCCTCTTTCATCATTGTAATCCAGGCGAGCAACTTCGTCCAGTGTCATTGTTCGTATGAGCCCATTGTGTTTCGCCATGAGAAATGTTTCGCCCGCGTTCCATACTTGCCAATCGCGGATATTCTTAGCCTTCCAGTCGAGCGGCGTTTCAAACATTATTGTTCTGATTTCGTTCGGGTCGCTGATTATCTCGTTCGGGTCTGGGTAGGTAGCCAACTTAGCTGTTATCGCCTTGATTCTCGTGTCCACCTCTTGCAAATACTTGGTGTGAAAGCCGACCGTAAACGCCAGCCAACTGTCCGGGCTATCGCCGAAATTATCCACCCAGTTCTTGTGGGCCGGACTGCCTGCGGCGGGCATCAAGTAATGCTCTGTGTAATCCTGTTTCTGGGCCTCTTGACAGCCCACTACCAACAATAATATTCCGATTCCAATTATTGCGTGCTTCATGTTACTTTCCTTTCGTTGCTTCCTTGATTCGTTTGTGTTCGCCGCAACACCTATCCGGGGTGGTTACGGCGGGCATATCTTGGTTGTTCGGCGTTGCATCCGGCGAGGGCGGGAAGCGCCAGCAATGCCCGAGCCGCTTATTCAAAGGGAATACATGCCAAAACTCACAATTTGAGCAGGCGTCGGAACCACGACTTTTTCTTTTTGTTGCCATATCTGTCCTTTCTGAATACCTGAACCAGAGGTAGCGGTGAGCCTTCTTGTATGTGGGCCACTACGCAGAATTTGTCCGGCGAGCAGCCGTGCTTCTCGGCGGACGTTTGCACGACGTCCTTAACGTAACCTAACGCCTCGGGCGTCAATGAGTTCCAACCTAACTCACACGGCCGGACTATAGTGACGTTCCTGGTCCGCTTACTCGCCATCAAGTTCTGGAGCATCTGCGAGCTGAGGGGCATTTTTCCCATGTTACTTCTTTGCGTGAATCATGTCAACTAAACTCTGGCCCGCCAAATAGACGCTGGCCACTACAATCAGGGCTATTGTGCCGAGCTTGGGGTCAATGTGGCCCAATAGCACAAGGCCCTCGACAGTGAGGATTGTCAACCCCGCGATCTTCGCCTTCTTACTCCATTTTTCTATGTCCATTAGAGACCTTCCATATCAATATCAATTATATTAGCGCTGTTTGCATCCACGTTCAGTAGGCATTGGAATTCTATTTTTTGACATTTTGGGCAGGGCTCGCAGTTGCCGCATAACGAGGCTTTGCGGGGCAACACTTCCATCTCTACGCCCATCGGTTCGTTTAATGGTAATTCGCGGCCGTCTTCGGTATAGAAACGGACAGGGTTAGCAGGTTGTAGAGGTTTTCCCGTAAGCACCCAACGAAAGCCAGCGGGGACCGCAAAAAGGAAACTTATAGCTATGACTACAATAAGTGATACGTCAATGAATATGCCGCGGATTCCTGCGTTCATTATGCTGTCCTTATCCTTGCCTTTCCGCCTTACTAATTTTGTTATACAAATAGCCCACACCAATACACAAGGTACAAGTCCGGCCTTCTGTTTTGTAACCGCCGCATCGTGGGCATACATATCGTTTTTTCTTATGTTGGGGCATTATGCTGTCCTTTGTGCGGCTTTAGTTGTATCGACGGACTTCTTGCCCATCGCAATAGTCCGCTCACCGTATTTCTTAATGATCTCGAAGCCTGTCTCTTTTGAGGGAACGTCCAACAAAGTCAACCATTTGCGTTTCGTTTCTTTCATCTATTAGCCGCCCCTTGTGCCCGAGTACCGAATAGCTCTACTGCATTGTTGATTTTGCGGGTCGCATCCTCAAGAGATATATCAACAGCATACTGTAAGCTGTTTACCATATTGATCGCGGTGTATTCTCTCTCGACCAGATACTTATTGGAACTGTTGCCCATCGTTACCCATAACAGACTTACAACATACTCCGGGTTAATGGCAACTGGGCCACTGCATAGCGTATCTATTGTAAACAGCATTATCTCGTAGCTCCTGCGCCCTGGCGGGCCTGGATTTGCGCCTGCTTGCTCTGTTCCATGAGTTCGATGTACTTCAAATATCTGTCAATTAGACCTAATTGCGGCTCGCCCTGGATTTTCTGCATCTCTACCAGTGTCTTTGCCCGGTCGTATGTGGCATCGGTGATTTCACCGCGGGCTTTTGCCATATCAAGCTCGGCCTGGGCCATCATCATCTTTTCCATGATGGTCTTGGTCTGTAACTGCTGCTGCATCATCTGTGACTGTTGCTGCTCTTGGCTCTTGACCGCCTGAATCAATTCTTTGGGCTGCTGCACCGGTACGGCCTGGATAACTAATGACGCCGGGATTTTGTCCGGGAACATCTTATACAATTCCCTGAGTTGGATGAAGTTAAGCTGGCGCTGTGATTCTGTCAAGAGGCCCTGAATCGAGAATGAATCGAAGCGTGTGAAGTCAGGCTTGTAGAAACCGGGGGCGGGCCGCTCGTTTAAGTGACGCATCACGGCCTTGGGGCTTTTCCAAATCTGATTCATCTTGACCATCTTGCGGCCCATTTGGCTACTGGAGAATCGAAAGCTCTGAAAAATGCCGCCTTGACCTAATACGGCCTTGCTCGTGCGGTATTCGTCTAGTAGGGCGGGAATGTCCTTGCTGTTGTCGTCGCCGAGTATTGCATCGTTTAGGCCGACCGCCCTGTTTTCTTGTTTGTCCAGTAAGTCTATGGCCTGAAAGATGCCGGCGGGCACATTCGGGCCGGCCATTTGATGAATAGCGTCGGCAGCCGAGCCCGGAAAGTTCTTCTTAATCCATATAGGGCCGGTCTGTCCTGTCTTGTACGCGTCGTCGTCGTTTTCTAATGAATCCGTCTTGACTGCCTTAGCAGATTGGATGGAGTTCTCGATGATGTCGAGCAGTTGATTCAACCTCTTGTCGCGGGCGGTCTGAGGCCAATACAGCCGTCCGGTGATACTCCGCAAGGCTGCTTCCGGCTGGAGCGCTTCGGGACACCATTCACCAGCAAACCATACGAAATTGTACTCGTCGAGCTTTGTGGGGTTGTAGCCGTTGAAAACCAACTCGTCATCTACGAATATCCGTAAGAACACCCGTTTGTAAGGCTTTTGGAATTTCGACCATACCGGCCCGCCCCTGGGGCTGCGCATATTGTCGATAATATCAGTGGCGGCGGCGGCCCCGCCGACGTCCGGGTGGGCCTGGAAGTCCTTGAGCTTCATCTGCTGGCCCGTGAGCCTGTTTATCACAGTGTTCTCGAAGCCGGTCTCTAAGCCCCACCATTCCTCGTACAGCCTGGTATATTCCTGGCGGGCCGTGTCGGGGGTGTCTCGCCATCGCATACCTGTTGACGATGGGATTTTGTCTATCGAGTCCGCCTTTTCAGGCAGTAGCATCTTGACCGTATCTTCATGGAGCCATTGACCTGTCAGTATGTTGCGGCAGTCGGATAGATCGGGGTTGCGGAAGGACGGATCGAGCAGAAAACTGTTGTAAGGGCGGCGGGCGAATCGCCTCACACCCTCCCTGTCGTTGTATATGTCCAGCAAGTTCGAGCCCGAGACTAAGCTGCCCCATTTGAAGCACTCGCTGCGCATCAAATGTCCACCAGCGGCCATCTGCTGCATTATGATCCCCGTGTGCTGGTTGGCGGCCTCATCGTCCTCTTTGCCTACCGGACCTATCTTGATGACGTGGCGGTCCTGTATCTCCAAACCTGATAATATATCAACCTGCCTGTGAGTGTCGTTGAAGGGGTATAATGTGCGGTTGATGCGTTTAGCGGCGGCGACTTGCTTGGCGCTGAAGTGGACACCTAAGTGCATCTCTGTATAAGCCTGAGCCCAAAGTAGGAACGGGTCCCAATAACTCGAATAGTCGCGGTGCAGATCGCTGTATTCTGACTTTAATTCGCCATCCTTGCTCATCGACTGAACTCCTGTAATTCGCGATACAAATTCTCCCCCACGAACTCACGGTACGCCGCATCCTGCATTGCCTCCTCTGTGGGGTGCAGCTTGCGCGTCTCGTATTCGAATGTCCAGCCCTCTCGCCAGAATCGGTCAATCTCGCGTTGTGCTAACTGCCGCTCAGTCACGGCTGAACTCCTTTCAGCCATCACCCCGCCCGTAGTTTACTGCTTGTATCGGCGATGTCAAGCCGTTTTATCTATATTTCTACGCCCATAAGCCGGGCCAAGACGTCAATGGCCTCATCTTCGCTGGCATATTTGCCGTATCGCTTCCAGTGGCCCCGAGAGCCCCTCTCCATGATGTATATCGGACCGTGTAAGTTCAAACGTTTCAGCTTGTACTTGAGCTTCAGGGGCGGCCCGTGATAACCGTCCGGTCTGGCTATTAGACGCGCGTCCGGCCGTCTGGCCATCGTGATACCCCAAATTGTACGCCGCCTGGACTATTTCCTTGATTTGCGGTGTTACTTTGATTGTGCTGGGCATTTCGTTCCCCAATTTCGGCGTATTCTATCCGGCCCGGATGGGTTGTCAAGGGCTATTTGGAGATTTTGTGCGGCCCCATGTTATTCTCCCCCCACCATCATCGCAACACCGACAACAACAGCAATAGCCCCACCAATAACGACTCCCAAGTTATCCCCACACAAGAACGTCATCACAAAACCAATAACGACAAACGGTATTGATATTTTCCGTACTAAAGTCATGGTTGTTATTCTCCTACACTGCTTCGTATGTTGCCTCGAATATGTCTGGTTTGCAGGGGTAGAACTCACCCTTGACGCTCTTAATAATCCAGTCATTTTCATCGACGTGCATAAGGCCCTCAAGGGTAGGAATATCAAGACCAATGGCTTCTCCGTCCTGTTGACCCTGCGGTTTGCCGTCTGTGAGCTTGCCTACCCCGGCAAACTTACACATTTCACTCCAAGTATCCCATCGAAGTTGTACTGCGTCAATTACTATCGGTTTCTTTCTGAATTTAGCCATACTATTCTCCTACATATTGAAGGGTGAGCGGTAGAGTTCCTGTAGTTCTTTGTGGGCCTGTTGTCGGGCTATTGTGTCGCCGCTCGGCAGTTGATCTATTGCCTTTGAAGCGTATCGCATGCCGTCTGCCAAGTGAATAGCCCAATTATCGGCCGGTTCGTCAACGTAGAAGCCGCGGTCCTCAGTGCTTATCCGCTCGATGCGTCGGGCCTGATAGTCCTCAAGGGCGTTGATGCCCAACTCACAGTCAGTCTCGTTGAACAGGCAGCGGTAGAGAAAATGTCGGGTGCGCTCGATGCCGTCCTTTACCCTGAGTTCGGGCTTTAAGATGGTGAAGTCTAGGCCGTTCTCGGCGGCGTGTTCAAACAAGCTCTTACCGGCGACGGCCCTGTATGCGTTGTTGCTCTCAGTGTCCATCGGGGCGAAATGAGCGCCGTATCGATAGCCGTGTTCCTTTGCAATGTCCTTGAGCTTCTGAGCGTGCTCCTCTACCCCTAATCCTATATCTTCATAGCACCGCAAGAATACAACGTCTGTAATGATCCGCTGAAAGAACCATACGGCCCAATGGAAGCCGGGATCGCAGACAGTATAGACCGGCAAGCTGGCGTTGAATAGAACGTCGGGCCTGATGCGGCCCTGATCGTAGAGCTTGGCGAGACACTTGCCGTAATACGACCCTTCCATGCCGCGCTCGAACGAACAGTAGAATTCCTGCTGTATCATTTCCTCAGACATACCGGCGCGGCGCTCGGCGTCGATTGCCTCTTGTGTTATTGCACGGGTATCGTCAACCGTCAATTTCTCACAGAACCAGTCGGGGTTTGTCTTAGCCATTTTGTAGAGCTTGAATCCGTGGTTGTGGCCGCGGGGCGTGAAGTTGAACATTGCCCAACCTTCATTTTCCGCAAGAATCGGCCGGACGTAGGTCCAGCCCTTCGGGTGCTGCAAGCTGTACTCGCTGAACACACAGCCGACAGGATTAGGGCCGACCACTTCGAGGCGGTCTGTGCCCAATACCCTGAATATCGAGCCGTTCTTGAACCGCAAAGACATATCCTGATTGTTCAGGTTGGCGATCAACTCTTTGGGGAAATGATTGATGTATCTGAAGCCGTCGCGGTCGATACCTTCCCACAGTGCTTTGCGGCCCTGCTGTGCGAACGGGAACCAGTAGTAATACTGGCCGACACGCTCCACCATCCGCTTAATCATGTAGTTGAGAAATGTCTTGTCTTTGCCCGCCCGCCGATGCCAAACCCCAACGGCACGTTTACAGCCTTTGTCCATGGCGCGAAGAATAGGCACTTGATAATCGCGCGGCGTGAAGTGATACGGTATTGTGGGGGCGACCATATTATCCTGCGTAATTGACAATGTTGAAAGTCAAGTTTACGTCACCCTGCCCCTTGTCTTGAACCATCTGTAATATCTGTGTTAGTAGAGTCAGCGCCTTGATCTTGTCGTGGAGTTTCACCTTGACGCCTCGACGGCCGTCCGAGCCGAAGTGATCGCTTGCCTCTGATATTGTGGCAATAGCCTCATCGCTCAACTCGCTGCCCTCTTTAATCTTGACGCCGGCCGGGCCGATTTCGCAGACATCTGTAATGCGGCCGAAGCCCAAAGCAACAAGCTCCTGCATCACCCTGTCTTGATCTACGCTGTACTTGGTGAGTAACGGTTCGAGCTTGACGGCCAGTCTCTCCTGTATGCTAAGACGTGCTAAGAGCTGGAACGCTTGGACACGGGCTGTCTTTTTACTGTACCCCGCCACTATAGCCGCCGTAACAGGGTCTTTGAGGCCGGTAGCGATATGTTCGTCAAGGAATCTCTCCTGCCTGTCCCAAAAGCGTGTCTTGGTGGGGGTGTTAGCCATTTATTCTTGTTCCAAAATGTGCCGTGAGTTTAGTTATTTGCAGCGGCCGGAATCGAACCGACGTTTCCAGGATATGAGCCTGGCGAGTGGCCTCTACTCTACGCGGCGATAAAATCAGGGGCTCTTGCGAGAGAGGCAGCAGGGCGTTTCTTGCGTTTCCATCCGACTCCGCAATTGGAGCCACATTGTGTCGCCGCCGTAGCCGTTTGGCCCCCGGTATTTGGTATCAGTGGTCGGAATCGGTCAACCAATTGTTGCGTAACCCTAGTAAGTAAGTTATCAACGTCTGGCCGCTACCACCTATGTTTGAGGCCCTCCCTTACCGGAGTGCCTTTCTTCTACTTAGTAGCTTCGTATCACCACTGATATACCCGCTTATCAAAGAGCTAATGCAGTGGGCAGGATAGGTGTTCAGTCCTATCGAGGTTCTGCACTTCCATGCGGAGTCTTTCCTTAATGCTTTACAACACCTTGACCGCACCGCCGTGTGTCTTACCGCCGCACACTGCACATATTCACTGATTACAAAGAGCCGGTTTGATTCTGCATACTGTGTTGTCCGTGCAGAATTGTACGCCAAACACCTTGACTATGACATCGGACTACCCTTTCAGTTAGCGGTTTCCAATTAGCAACCTTGAATTATACCGACCCGCTCAAGTATGTCAAATATAAAGGTGCTCTCTATTCCCATTCTATTCGCACGCGGGCCGCATTTTCCCGGCCATTTGGCTAATAACGGGGTTTTTGGCGGTGCTCTACTCCCGTGCTATTCATTTTATTTTATTTTTTCCTTGACAAGCCGCCCGCCGTCTGGTAATATGTAACTATGATGACTGGCTCAATCAATCTGATTACTTCCGTCCGGCGCGGGCATCCCTTGAGCCGGTTGTCGTCTGCGCTGGGCGGTTCTTTCGAGGGTAGGATTATGCAACATGAACCGGAGTTTATTGAAGGCTCGGATTTGTTAGAGCGCTGGGCGGACGATGATACCGCGTCTGAACACGCTGGCTTCGCTATAGAGCCAAACGTTACTTACGAGGTTCGCTGGCCTGAACATGTCCATAACAAGCGTTTTAATGGCGATTGCACAATTTATCCGCCTCAGTAATCAGCAACCTAACACGGATGGACGTCGGGGCCGGCCAGTCGGTGTCAGGTCCGGGCCCGGCGATCTTTAAGGGGTAAGAAAATGGCACAACTCGGCCAATACACTATGCACCTGTACTGCGACCACATCAACTTTGACGAACACGATGACCATGAATTCCCCCACCGCTTCATCGGCAACACGCAAGCGGTAGCGGCGAGACGGGCTAATCGTAAAGGCTGGATTCTGCACAAAGACGGCTTGGCTACCTGCCCGAAATGCAGAAAGAAGAGAAAGCCACAGTGCAAAGTAGCACGGACTACCGTGCATATTCCAAGCTGACCATTATCAACAGCCTGCAAGCCCCGCCCGGCATGGCCGTGGCTTCAAGGCAAGGCGGGGCCTTGGCAATAGTGCCATTAGAAAGGGTTTGAAAATGATAACCAAACAGGAATTTGAAAAAGGGTGGAAGCATTTTTGCAGTTGTATGGATTTCGCCCGGTCGAACATGGACGCCGGGGCCATTCAGTTTATGAATGAAGTACCCGGCAAGGTGTTGGCCGTTCTCGATGCCGCCCCGGACTTGCTGAAGGCGTGCAAAGAAACAGAAAAAGCCCTAAGCATTTGCATACGATATTTTTTAGGTACAGGGCCTCAACCAGACCCCGACGAGTTAGCTCTCGCCCCTATGTTACTCCAAGAAGTCATAGCCGAAGCGGAAGGGGGCTCATAATGGACACCGAGACTCAATGCCAAGGGTGTATGTGGTACGAGGATTACGAGATTGACGGTGAGTTTGTTTGGCGCGGCTGTCTCAAAGAGTCGGATCCCGATAACTGCCAATGTTTCATCGCCGCGCCGAGGCTGATGATATGATCTATGCGATAATAGCGGTGAGTATATTCTTTGCGGCGCTGAGTATGGTGTTTCACAAGATTAAGTGATCGGCGGGGCCGCTGTCCTCATGCACAGTACAGTTTCGTAGTCTATCGGCGGCGAGCCCTTGGACTCGGCCAGCCTGCGGAAGAAGCTCTTGCGTTCCTTCTTCTCGACAATCTCCCCGAACAGCCCCGCCTCTTTCGTCTCCTTGACCAGCATTGCGTGATGTTCGTGCAGCGCCTCGAAGCCACACGACTCGCACAGCCGCCGCCAGTCGCCGGTGAAATCCACTATTTTCTTGTTTCGGACGAAATTCTTGACTACCCAAATCGCTACGCCGCCGGGCTTGAGTATTTCACGGCACTGCTGGACTATCTGCCGAGCGGCCTGCCAGAAGGTCTCGCCCTTGTCGTTACCGATGTTTCCCTCTGTTTGCCCATAGCCGCCTTGGCCCTGCGGTGGAGCTTTGCGCCCATCAGATAGCCTGAAATTGTCATCTTGGCACGGTTCTTGGTTCTCCCACGGTGGGCTTGAGCATATCATATCGACGTCGCCGGGCTTGAGATTGCCGAGATTGCCGGGGGTCCGGCCGTATTCCTCACCGGCTTTCTTCTCCAATCCCATTTTCCGTATTTTGCTACGGATTGGAGTCGAGGGCATATTTCCCGCTGGCTGTGAGCCTGGGCTCGAAAATGGCGGGCTCGACACAACCGCGTCCACGCTCCCCGCCTTCAGGTTCCCCAAGTTGCCGTCAGAGCCGTAGCCCTGCGTCCGCTGGCTCTGGCCGAGCGAGCCGCCCTCGGTCCTTCTTTTGTCTCTTGATTCGGCCGCCGTCTCGCTCTGTGTGCCATCCCCCTTGAGAGTCTCGGCGTAAGGCGGTGAGCCGATCACCGCATCAACCTCCCCCGGCGGCATCGCCGCCAAGTTGCCGTCTGCTGTGCCCTGATTCTCCGGCATATACGCCCTCTTGCCGACCAGGTCAAACACACCCCTACGCATCGCTTCGTTATGATATCCCTTCTTGGCAATGCCGCCGCCCGTTTGCGCCTTCTGAAACGGCGGGCTCGACACAATACAGTCGGCCACTACCCCGCACAACCTCCTCGAATCCCCCTGGATAATCTGAGGCTGCGGGCAGCCCAGGGCCTCTAACGCCTTGGCGTGAAGCTCAAAATTCTGCCGGGCAAGGTCCACGAACCGCTGCTCCAACTCGCAGCACACCACCTGATAGCCCTCATAAGCACCCAGAATCCCCGTGGAGCCGATACCGCCGAAGGGGTCGACTATTATGTGCCCCGGTTTTAACCAGCCCTCCGCGGCCGCGTGGGCCAATATACGCTTGAGTAGACCGTAGGCCATTTTGGCCGGGTGCGCAAACGCTTCATCGACTATCCGGCCCTTCCAGCCGTCATCGTAGCAATTCTGCCAGCTATTTCTCATAGGGCTCCCCGAAACAGTTTTTGGTGTTCGTGCCGCCGCATCGGGGGCATTTTGCGTGCCGATCCGCCGAAACGAACGAGAAATAACAGTCGAAGCAATACTGAGGGTACGATATTATCTTGTCTTGGTTTGTCATAAGCCCCCATAGATTATTGCTTTGCGGCAGAATTCTCTTTGGAATTTGGCCCAACCGAATTCTGATCGGCCGTGGTCTTGATCTTTGTAGAGCATTGCGAAGGGGGTTAAGCCGAGAGCGAGGACTTGCTCAAGCCTCTTTCGGGCCTTATCCATCGTATCCCGCGGATAACCGATCAGGACGTAGCACTGAGCTTTGTGGGACTCTTTTGAGAATACGTGCGGGATCAGGAGTTTGCTGGCCTCTCTGAGCGGCTCGTAATCGTCGGGCGTATCGTAGGCCAGAAATACCGTCTCGGGTTTGAGCTTGACGAGTAGGTCTATATGCCAGTCTTTGAGCAGGGCGGCTTCGAGACCGCCTGTGAATGTGGCCCTCTGCTTTTGCTTGCCGAGCATCTTGAACACGGCCCGGATATGCTTCTCGGAACACTGTAGGAGATTTGAGTCGCAGACGTCGAAGCCCTCTGTAATAGGGATTTCTCGGATCGGCCCCTCTTTTGTCGGCACTGAGCAGAACCAACACTCGTTATTGCAACCCCTCGAAGTGATTACGCAGCCGGGCTTGAGGAACACACCGGGGAAGAACCCGTCGGCCGTTGTGCCGTAAGCTGGCCCGCCGAGCATGGTTTGATACCCCGCATCCTCCCAGGTATCTCTCAGCATTTCGGCCCTGGAGCGGTCATAGGTGAATGTGCAGGATATTTGAACGGGCTCGTCAGTCTCGATACGCCACAGCGGCGGCCCACCGTAATAAGCGTTCTCGTCTGTCGGGCTCTTTTTCGTCCTTCTGGCGAATACTCGTATCATAAGTGCTTTTTCCACAAGACTTACAGTATGGAGCGCAGCGGAATACTGTAAGTCTAAAAAACAAATCAGAGCCTAACCTATCAGTATCAGACCTTGTGAAATTCTTGCTTCTGGCATAAGTCCTGTCTCAATCTACGATTAGACTTTATAGAGCTTGTTAGGTTTTTTGTTAAGTTTGCTCGATGTCACCATTAGTTTTCATCATGCTGGATGCTGCGAATTGTGAGATTGTGCATAACTCATCCACATTTGTTGATAACTCGGCAGGGTCGTAGTAATCTTTGACCATTTTTCCGACCATTATCTCTGAAAGCGGCCCTGGCTTGTGTAGCATCATGTGTTCAGATCGATTACACCTGTGCAGATTCTCTTGCTGGTTGTTCAAACTATCGCCGTCAATATGGTGAACATCTTCGCCTGTCTGTGCATTGACGATATACCGGGCCATTTTGATAATCTCGCCTTTATGTGAATGTTCGGCATAAGGATGGCCGCTGTGGAACGCAACGTGCCAATCCACGCACGCCAGACGCTCATAATCTTCGTCGTCAACCAGTGCTACAAAGCCTTGTGTGAGCGGTATTTCCTTCATTGACCTACTTTTTGTTCTTCTCGAAGTCTATCTGCTGCTGTTTTTCGGACTCCATCATATCGCGGTCCTCGATTGTCTCGTCTGTGTCGGTGCGGATTACAAGGACCTTGCCCTGGGTGAAATTCATCATCGTTTCGATAGGGGTGTCGCGATGTTCGTACTTGTCGCGCACGAGCCGCTGATTTACCC